GCAAACTAAAAAATAGATTATTAGATTTAGAATTCGATACGTGGGAAGAAGCAGCGTAATTTGAAAGAGAATATCGAGAATTAGAACGTGTCTATCGCAAAGCAAAGGCGTTTGATGAAGTATTGGAATTACATTCTCAACATATTGATACATCAAGTATATATGGAAGTGATTTGCCATTATCTGCAAATAGATATGAATATTATGACGATGGATTGTTCGCTTACGAAATGTATACATTAATCAAAAATTATTTGGAGGGACGAGTAGATGAACGAACCTATTTTAAAAATAATTACAGACATAAAAGCCTTGGAAATTAAAACAAATGATGAGAATGAAAAAGATGAGTTTGAAAATTATAAATCGAGAGCTATGCATAATTTATTCACGTTGTATGTTAATTACCAAGAAGAATATGAAAGCGAGGACAAACAAAATGACTAATACAGTAACTATAGATTTAAAAACATATAACGAATTATTTTATAAAGCACGTAAATACGACGAGTTAAAGAAAGAGAATGGCATTATGGTGGATATGGACAAGTGGAATGAATTGGTTATTAAAGCATTTAAACATGATGTGAAGTTAAATTCTGTAGAACTCTCAAAAGCGCTTAATCACAAATCAAAAATGAATTTGTATAAAAATGGAGGTCTTTTATAAATGACTATAAAAATTGATGAAAGTTTCTATGAAAACAAAATGACTAAACTACAAATAAAACTACTAAGCGACAACGCAACTAAACCTAAACGAGCAGATGATGAATCAGCTGGTTATGACATATACGCAGCAGAAACAGTGATACTTGAACCACAAGAGAAAGCATTAATCGCAACTGATCTAGCAGTGAATATTCCTAAAGGTTATGTGGGGTTACTGACAAGCAGAAGTGGTGTGAGTAGTAAGACACATCTAATAGTAGAAACAGGGAAGATTGACGCAGGGTTTCAAGGTCATATGCAGATTAATATTAAGAATGATATGGAATTAACTAATGAAACGATACCTTATTTTTCAGGCATAGACGATAAACCATTAGAATTATCAAATTATGATTTATTAGCTAAAACATACAAAATCAACAAAGGCGACCGACTAGCGCAGTTAGTTATCGTACCAATATGGACACCAGAGTTAGTACCAGTTAAGGAGTTTAGCAATGAAACAGCAAGAGGAGAAAAAGGTTTTGGAAGTACAGGATACTAAAGATATCCTTCAAAAAGTTAAAGAGGTGTTGAGGAAATGAATAATTGGATAAATAGTCCTGCTAATCCTAGCAATCCTACATCACCAATGAATCCAAGTAATCCATTGCACCCAAGTAACAAACATAGTTCAGAAACAATAGAATTAAACAGTTGGATAGATTATGTATTGATATATGGATTGTTCGGAATCATAGGAATATTAATCATAGGTGCAATAATCCTATTAATAATGGCAATAATAGATTTTTTTAGAATATGAATAAGGAGTGAGTGTGGATGAGACAGTATTTAATTAGAACACTAACTGATTCAACCGGTCACACCTTCACTCACGTTACACAAGCACGAGAAAACGAAACGTTTACTGTAGTTGAAGCAGAGAGTAAGGAAGAGGCTAAGCGTAAGTATAAAGCACAAAATTTAAATGAATCTTTCATGAAGACTAAGAAAGGTTAGTGAATAAACAATGAATAATTTACAAAGAGCATTATTATCAATAGAAGGTTGGACATTTGAAGACAGTAAATAATTGATTAATAAGATTAAAGAAATAGATACGAAATATCCTACATTACAATCGAACGATTGGATAGTTATTTTAAATCATCTAAAAGAATCTATTAGAATCGGATTTAAACTGGAACACCATAGAGTAAGAAAGGACAGTGAGTGATGAACATTGATAAAGCGTTAAAACAAGCAGAGCGCGAAGTACTAGTATTACAAATGGAAAAGGCTGTAAAAACAGACGATTTGAGAGGACCTTATGAAAAACTAAGAGAAAAATATGGTCATAAAGAAACTATAAATATATTGGCGGACTTTGTAGAATGTAGTGGAATTAGTAAAAGAATTTATTAAGACTATAAGAAAGGACAATGAGTGAATGAAACCAATATTAAAAACACTAATGATCATAGCGCTATACGAATTATCAAAAGAAATCACATATGAAATCATTTGTCGCAGGCAAGCAAATGACATGGTAGACGAAGCACCAACAGATTATGAAGTGACTAAAAGGGCAACAGAATCGCAAGCTAACCGTATGAAAATTAACGTTTACAATACTGGAGGATTTTAATATGGAAAACAATTTAAACAATGAATTAGAAAATACAATCGCTAACGATATGGCTTACACCTTTAGTAGAAATATGATGATGGCTAACAAAGAAAGTAGACAGATGATTGAAACAGCACAGAGATATGGATTATCTGAAAAACAAGCAGTGCTTATGATACTAGAATTTGGTTCTATTCAAGAAAGTGGGGATAAATAATGCGATACCTAAACTTATTAAGCATTGTCTTACTCGTATTGCAATTAACTGGGATCATAAACATATCATGGTGGTTGGTTGTAGCACCTACGATTCTATACATCTTACTTGTTATATTGGCATTTGTGATATTGGTAATACTTCAATCTAAAGGATATGGAGGTAAACGATAAATGCAAACATTAGAACGTCATGATATTAAAAAGCTAGAAGGTTACATCAAGAATATCAAACAGTACCGTAAGGATTTAAAATTCAGAGGATATGAGATACTTGAAAACCATGATCCTGAAAACATAGGAGCTGGTAAATCTAACATGCCAGGTAATCCAATTGAACGTGAAGTATTGAAACGCTTTAATGATAAAAAGTACAACAACTTGGACAACATTGTTTCGAGCGTTGAGAAGTTAATTGCTAACGTGGATGATGAAACATTGCAGATTATGAAAATGAAATACTGGAGTGATCTTGACGAATATAGTTGGGAAGATATCGCAGACGAACTATTCATCAGTAGAAGAACGCTCGGCAGACGTAGAGATAAATGGTTATTGTTATTGGCAGAGTATATGGATTATGTTTAAAAACGCACATTAAGACTATAGATGTGCGTGAATGTACGTGTTATTATGTTAGTATGGAAGTTTTATAAATGACAACCGATATTCGTCAACCCCAATGACGAACATCAATACTATATTATGCTCGGCGTTGTGGCGCAGAGGGTAAAATTAATACTGCACGAAAAGAACGTGAGAGATACCACGTTGCAATATGGTCTCGGCTGGTGACTTCTTCCAGTCCAGTATCTAACCCACTTAGCTCAACAAGTAGAGCGCTGGCAAAACGACAGTAGTTATTGGTGCAAATCCAATAGTGGGTACATCAAGGCACATCATTCATATGGTGTGTCTTTTTGTATGCACGTGTTCATACGCCATAATATAACCACACATTTAATAGGTGCCTTTGAATAGGACACATTGTATATACCAGGTTATTGATGGTCGGTGAATAGGTGCCATGTTATAGGTCTAGGCTTTATCGCTTACCCTATAACCCAATACCTTACACAGTTGATAGCACAACAGGTCAAGCATACGCAAGACAACACTCATATAGCTATGATGCTAGATGTAAGGTAAGCAATACAACAATAGAATATATCTTTGCTAATCATTGATAGAACATTGTGTTTTATTCTTTCGTCAGAATCATATTGAGTTCTATCTTTGATAACAAAGTAATATGAATAAATATAATGAAAGATTATTCAATTCATTTGTTTAATCAAATGATTATGTTTGTGAAAGATGTGAGAACAATTCCATTAAAGAAATGTAATAAGATTAATTGTAATCAATTAATAAAGTTCAATGAAAGTTATTGTGATGAACATAAAGAATTAAAGAATGAATATAAAAAGAATTATGATTCATTTAGATATGAAAGAGATTCAATGTATATAACATTCTACAATAGTAAGGAATGGAAGGATGCAAGACGTTCTAGCATGTTAGGTCATGACTGGTTGTGCCAAGAGTGCTTACGCAAAGGGTTGTACACCAAAGCAGATGTGGTTGACCACATTATTGAGGTTAAAGATGATTGGGATAAGCGATTGGATCAGAGCAATCTCGAACCACTTTGTCATGCTTGTCATAATGTTAAGACTATTCGAGAGAAAGAAAGAAGATTGAAAGACGAACGATTTAAAGTTTAAAAGAAGTATCGTACGTTTTTAGTCCCGCTTCAAATCCGTTGGGGGAGTAAGAGTTTCACGTTCGGCGTTTCAAAATAATTTTAGAATCCTTGTAACCGTTGGGGCGCAAGGGGTACAGAGTTTCAACGCCGATGTTCTAAGCGGGACAAATACCGACCCGATACCATTCCTCGTGAGAATTTCTATTTGTAAATTATAAAAACGCGGACAATATTCGGAAATAATCATACATTATATGTAAATTAACTATAAAGGAGGTAAAAACGTGGGTAGAAATACGAAATCGTTAGAAGAAAGTAAAGGAAATCTAACTGTAGAGCAGCAAGAAGCAAAGAAAATAACCGAAAAGGCGATGAAAGACCTACAAAAGATAGAAAAAAAACCTCCTGATTGGTTAGATGCTACTGCTAAAAACGAGTATAAGAGAATTATACCACTATTACAGGAATTGCCAATAGCAAGTTTGGACTTAGCGTTGGTTTCTTCCTATTGTCAAGCATATTCGGACTATCAACGTGCAACAGTTGAATTAACAAGTGGTGAAACAGTCACTTTCACTGAAAGAGGTTCTAAAGTTAATCCTTGGCATAGGGTTAAAGTAGATTCATTCAACATTATGAACTCCATTGCTCCTAAACTTGGAATGACCATTGATTCACGTATGAAAATCTTCACGCCCAAAGCAAATGAAAAGAAACCTGATGACCCAATGGGAGATTTTTTAGATGGTACAGGATAGAACAACAGAATACGCTCGTAAAGTTGTACGTGGAGAGATTTTAGCGAGTAAAAAGAATGTTGCATCCGCAGAACGCCATTTGAAAGATATGAATTTGAAAGTATTTAAGTATCATTTCGATGTTGAAAAGGCAAACAGAGTTATCAAGTTCATTGAATTATTGCCAGTACCAAAAACCATGAAACAAATGGAGTTAAAAGAGTTTCAGTGTTTCATTATAGGTTCATTGTTTGGCTGGGTTGATGATTTTGGTAACAGACGTTTTACAAAAGCATATATCAGCATGGCACGTAAGAATGGTAAGACACTTTTACTAGCTGGTATTGCAATGCATGATTTGTTATTAGGTAAAGAACCTAAATTTGAAAGAACCATTGGTGTTGTATCGAATACACAGAAACAAGCTACACTTGCTTGGGGCGATGCTCGAACACAATTGGAAGCTATGCGAAAAGTATCTGCTAAAACTAAGCAAATTACAAAGATTACACCAAGTATTAATGAGTTAAGAAACATTAGTGATAGAAGTATTATAAAAGCGTTTAGTCGTGAAGCAAATAACCTTGAAGGTGAACAAATATCTACAGGGATTATCGATGAAGCCCATCTACTTACTGACTCTAAAGTTTATAACGGTATTAGACGTGGACAAACGTTATTGAAAAACCCTAGTTTGTACTATATAAGTACGGCGGGTGAAGATTTAACAGTTCCATTCTTTGAAGAATATCAATATATAACTAAAGTATTGAATGGAGAGGAACAGAATGAAAACTACTTCATTTACTGTGCTGAACAAGATTCAGAGGATGAAATACATAATTCTGAAACATGGATTAAATCCAATCCTCTACTTGAAGATGATGAAATTGCAGAAACAATTGTTGGAAACTTACAAAGAGAAGTAGCCGAGGAAATATCCAAGGGTGAAATAAACTCTTTGTTAGTTAAATCATTTAATCTGTGGCGACAAGCTAGTAAAGAAACTTATATACAGTCACATGATTGGCAAGCGGGTTATACGAGTGCCGAATTAGATATCAAAGGTCGTGATGTTTATATTGGTGTCGATTTATCACGCAGCGAGGATTTAACAGCGTTAAGCTTTATATATCCGTTGGAAGATAAGAAGTATTTTGTTGATTCACACGTCTTTGTCGGGTTTAAAAATTCAATTCAAGAAAAATCTAAACGAGATAAGATAGATTATGAAAAATTAGTCAATACCGACATGGCAACATTAACACAAGCTGATTCAGGTATCATTGACCCCGAACAAGTGGTCAATTGGTTGATAAATTTTATTGATGATAACAAGTTAAATGTTAAAGCGATTTGTTACGACCCTTGGGAATCAAGTTATTTTGTAACTAAGATGGAAAAAGAAACTGGACACCCTCTGATAGAGGTTGCACAGAATTATAAAAACCTTGGTCCAGTATTAAAACAATTTAGATTGGATGTTTTTGAAAAACGTATTAAACATAACAGTAATCCTAACTTAAATTTAGCAATTGCGAACGCAATAACTAAAACAGATAACAATAACATGATGATTTTAGATAAGAAAACAAACAGAAACAAAATCGATGCCCTTGTTAGTTTGATAACTGGTTACAGTCAAGCAATGGGTTATGAATTTGAATCAGATTTACAAGATTATATACTTTCCGATGATTTCGGATTTTAGGAGTGAATAAATGGATTTTTATATCGATAAAGAGAATATGGTAATGATAGTTTCATTAAATGCAAAAGTTGCTAGCCCCGAAATTGTAGAAAAGATAAAAGTAGGGTTTGATGATGATTTCGTTTATCAAGTTATGGTAGTCGAAAACGTAAATCGAATACTTGAAATTTAGGAGGATAATGTGAGAGAAAACAATTTAATTAAATTATATTTCTTAAAAAATAAAGTATTAGTGATTCACTCTGATGGTAGTAAAGAATACAAGGAGAGGAAATAACAATATGAACACTATAAACACATTGAAACTCATAGGAGCAGCGATTATCAATAACTTGATACCGTTGCTTTTTTTAATCGGTTTAACACTCATTAATGTAGCTTGCTACTTACAATGGGGAAACGTTATAGGTTTTATAGTTACTGGTTTAACCCTTGTACTTATAGCGTTAATACTTGTTGGTGAGAAATCCCAACAACCACCACAATAATAAGTTAAACCTGTAAAGGGGGTGTATAAAACTAATGGGAATATTTTACGAAACAAGAAGCGGATTCTCTGATCAGTCGGACATTGTAGAAGGTTTAGGTATTTTACCATTCCAAACAATACCTATATCAAGTTTAGATTGGTCAGAGTATAAAGCACTAAAGAATAGTGATATTTGGACGGCAGTTACTTTGTTGTCTAGGGATATTGCTAAGTTAGACATCAAAATTAAAGAAAATGGTGTTTATAAGGATAAAAACAGATTAGAGTATTTGTTAAATCGAAAACCTAACAGTCTTTATAACGGTTACATGCTTAAATATATAGTCATGATGAACGCATTACTAACAAATCATGGTTATATAAAGATTGAACGTGATCCAAATAGAGGGATTTATGAATTGTATCATCTTAAAACAAGTCAGTGCAGATTGAGAACCGATGAGTATACTAATACTTATTATTATGAAGTAACAACGGGAAATGACATTGTTAAAGTTCCTTATGATGATATTATCGATATCAAACCCTTCTCGGTTGACGGTATTAATGGGTTATCTGTGTTAGATGCTTTACATGAAGATATTAGCACACAGAAATTCACGAAAAGATTCTTTGCCAATTTCTTTGCAAATGGTGGCAATTCTTCGGGGTTATTGAAAGTTAAAGATGGGAAATTGAACCCAGCTGCTAGAAATAAGTTGAGAGAAGAATTTCAAAGAGCAAATTCGGGTGAGGATAATGCTGGTAAAGTTCTCGTGGTCGATTCTACTATGGATTATCAACAATTAGAAATTAATTCTTCTTTGCTTGATGTAATTAATAAAAATGATACTCCTACGAAAGCAATCGCTAAAGCTTTTCAAATTCCACTGTCAAAATTTGGTATGGAAATGCCTAACAGTTCTAGGAAAGACGTTGATAATGATTACTTGATGAACTGTTTAGGTGGTTATATGAAAACAATAGAAGCAGAATTAAATTTTAAACTTATTAATGAAAAAGATCAATATAATAAAGAGTTTAAATTTGATAGTAGTTCATATCGTATGGTTGATTGGGAAAGTTATGTTGAAACGCTTAATAGTCAACTTGAAAAAGGAGCTATCACGCATGATGAATACCGATTTGGTATAGGTAAAGAACCTTACCCAGACGGTATGGGAGCTGTACCACGTTTTGACCTTAATCATATTAGTGCAAATGTAGCAGATGATTATCAATTAAGAAAAACCTCAACAAACAATCAATCACCTAATCCTGAAACGTTAAAAGGGGGTGAGAATGATGAGTGAAATGGAATTTAGAAATGCCGATAGTATTGTCGCAAAAGACGATGAGAACATGATTATTGAAGGTTACGCATTACGTTTTAACACTGAAAGTAATCCGTTAGGAATTAATCAAAAATTTGTTGAAACAATTGATTCAAATTCTTTAGAAAATGCTGATTTATCAGATGTACGATGTTTGATAGATCACAATTCAAGTTATGTCTTAGGAAGAACAACTGCTAAAACATTGAATTTGAAAGTTGATGATGAAGGTTTACACTTCCGATGTCAATTACCAAATACAACGTACGCTAAAGATTTATACGAGAATGTTAAGTTGGGTAATATTAACCAATGTTCATTTGGTTTTTCAGTCGATAAAGACGGAGATTCATTTGAGAAAAGAAATGACGGTTTATTCAAAAGAACTATTAAGAAAATTAAATCTTTACAAGATGTTAGCGTTGTTACCTATCCTGCATACAAGGACACAGACGTTGCTCCAGCTTTAAGAAGTATTGAAATGATTCAAGAAGATGAAGAAAAACAAATTGAGAACAATCGTAAAATGCAAAAAGCAAAAGCAGAAATAGCATTGATGAAAATTAAAAAATAAATGATTCGGCGAAGGTGAACGCCAAAAATAATACATCCATAAAGCATGTCAAACGACGATGCTTATTTTTTATGCCTAAAAAGGAGTGTCAATAAATGTCAAATACAGAACTTATTGAGTTGCGTGCCGAAAGAGCAAAACTTGAACAAAGAGCAGAGGACGCAATTAAAGAAGAAAAACCTCAAGAAGCATTGGATATTGTTGAAAAAATCAAAGAGATTGATAAACGTTTAACCGATGTTGAAGACAAAGTAAATGAAGATGAAAACAAAGAAGAAGATAAGACAAAAGAGGAAGCACCAAACACAGAACAATCGGAGGTAAGAAACATGTCAAATAGTCCATTTGCACCAACACCAGAAGCAGAGGTGAGAAATCAAGAGTCGAAAGAAGTTAGAGATTTTAAACAGTATCTTGAAACTCGTGCCGATATCCCAGGCGGTAGCTTAAAAACAGATGCAGGATTCGTTGTAGTACCAGAAGAAATTGTTTACGACATTCTTAAATTAAAAGAAGTTGAGTTCAACTTAGACCAATACGTAACTGTTAAACAGGTTCAATTTGGTTCAGGTAAATATCCAGTCGTACGTCAATCACAAGTAGCGGCGTTACCAGAAGTTGACGAATTAGAAGAAAACCCTGAATTAGCAGTAAAACCATTCTTCCAACTTGCTTACGACATTAAAACACATCGTGGTTACTTCCGTATTTCACGTGAAGCTATCGAAGATGCAAAAGTTGATGTGTTGGGTGAGTTAAAACAATGGATGGCTCGTACAATTGCAGCAACTCGTAACCAGGCAATTATTAAAGTATTGAAAAACGGTGGTCCAGGTGAAGACGGTGAAAACACTCGTATTCCAAAAGAAACTGTTACTGGTGCAACATCTAAAGATATCGTTGATGGTTTAAAAGATGCGATTAACAAGCACATTATTCCTAACTATGAAAATAACGTAGCAATTGTTTCGCAAACTGCATTCAACACAATCGATAAATTAGCGGATAAAGAAGATCGTTATTTAATCCAACAAGATGTTAAAGAAGCATCTCAAAAACGTTTATTAGGTGCGAAAGTAGTAGTTTTACCTGATGAAATGGTAGGAGATAAAAACGGAAACACTTTAATTTTCGGAAACTTAAAAGATGCAATCACATTATTTGACCGTTCGCAATATCAAGCAGCTTGGTCAGACTACATGCATTACGGTGAGTGTTTAATGGTTGCAGTTCGTCAAGATTGTCGATTATTAGACCATAAAGCAGCTGTTGTTGTAGAACTTGGTTCATCAACAGGTGGAACAACTCCAGAAGGCGAGTTAGGTGCATAAGAAAGTAGGTGAATGGGATGGACATTGAGCAATTAAAGTTACACATGCATGTGACTCATTCAATGGAAGACCCTTTAATCGAAATGTACAAGGATTGGGCAGAGTCGGAAATTAAAGACTCTGTTTATCCTGATGATGGAACACGTGATGACAGTTATTTTGAAGAAAATAAAATATTCGAGCGCGGTGTTTTTCTACTCACATCACACTACTTTCAAAATCGTTATGCTTATTCGGATATTGATTTTAAATCTTGTCCCGATGGTGTACTCGGTACCATACAGAAATTAAGGGGAGGTTACCCATATGAGAGTTGACGCTATGAAGGATTTTGTAACGTTTTTCTCAACTGGTTCAAAATCTCCTTATCCTGGGATGGGTGGAAAAGATGAAGTTTACAAAGCGTGGGGCGAAATTTACGAACCATCTTCAAAAGATATAGAGTTGAACAGTTTAGAAACATCTACTGTCAATGTGACGTTAATTATTCGCAATGTTTTTCCGGAATATGTTCCAAAAGTTAATCAAACATTTGTCATACAAACTGGTATGTATCAAGACACTGAATTTAACATTAAAAATGTTGCTCCTAAAGATGAAAATACTATAAAGATAGTTGGTTCAAAAATATGGGCGTAAAAATAGAAGGTCTTGAGCTTATAGAAAAAGATATATACCAAAAATACAGTCGACTAAGTATGAATAAAGCAGAGAAACGAGCAATACAAGCTGGTGGGAACTTCATTAGAAACAAAATTGCTACAAATTTAGACAGAGTAAAAGATACTGGCGAATTGGCAATGGGTACTGATTTGAGAAACCCAAACAAAGTCGGTAATGAAATGATAGGAAATATATATTGGCGAGGAAATCATCAATCATTAGCTTATATCAATGAACATGGACATTATCTAAAAAATGGACGTTTCTTTAAACCAAAAGGTGCTGGAGTAGTTAATACAATATTGACTTATTATAACGACCAATATTTTGACATTATCAAGAGGGAGATGAACAAGAGATGACAGATTTGTTTATCGAAATACACAATGCTTTGTTAGATGATTCTGTCATTTCTAAACATTTTAAGAATGGTGATATTGAATTTTTCATACACCCGAACGCTAATGACATATCTCAAAACGTAATTGTTATTGATGAAGTCTTTAGTCCTATAATGTCAGATTTTGCAGATAACAACCCACTAACATATGAGTATTTATTGCAAGTAGATGTGTTTATAAAACAACAAAATAATCAAGTTAACAGCTCCTTACTAAGTAGGGAGCTTATTTTACGTGTTTCAAAAGTTATGTGGGAACAATTCGGATTTGGAGAATTTAATTCATTCAAGCCCGAATATTATCCCGATTTCAAACTCTATCAAGCTTCTAAACAATACAGGGGCAAAAAATATATTACTAAGGGGTATTTATAATGGCTAAAAAATATAATTCATTTACAGGTTTAACAGGTTTCCACTATAAAGTTATTGGTGAAGAAGCTAAAAAAGTAGAACGTATTGAATTTTTACAAGAAGTATCAGTTTCAAAAGAACAATCTATTGAAAAAGCGTACGGTGATAACTCTGTAGCAGAAATGGCAGTTTCTAACGGTACAATTGAATTAGAATCTACATTCCACCACTTACCTTTAGAAGATCGTGTTGCGTTATTTGGTTTAACTCAAGATGAAGATGGCATCGTTTATGTTGGCGATAATACACCGCCATATGTTGCAGTAATTTTTGAGAAAACTATGGAGTCTGGCGCAGTTGAATACGTAGGTTTACCTAAAGGTTTATTCACTTTCCCAGAAGTAGAAGGTAAAACGAAAGAAGATGGCGTTGAGTTCTCACAAGATCAATCTACTGGTGAGTTTATGCCTACTGACATTGAAGGTGTTGAAGGTAAACAAGCTATGATTCTTGGACGTGACGAAAAAGGAGAAAACAAAATGCGTGACGCTATTTACCAAAAAGTATTTGGCGAAACTTATCCTGGTGCTGAACAAGGTGGAGAAGTTGAAGAACCAGTTGGCGAAGATTTAGGCGCATAATTTATAGGAGGATTTGAACATGGCAAACAGAAAATTTAAAGTTTTACACAGGTTCATTGACTTACAAGGTAAGAATCGAGCATACGAAGAAGGGGACGTTTTCCCGAAACCAGCTAACAAAAAGTTAACTGACGAACGTATTGAAGAACTTACAACTAACAAAAATAAACGTGGTAAAGCATTAATAGAAGAAATTAAAGAAGAACAATAATCATAAATGAGATGTCTACATTGTAGGCATCTTTTTTTTCATAACAAAAATAAATCAAAAGAGGTAAATATCTATGACAACTAAAACTAAACAAATGAGTATTGAATTAATCCAAGAAGTTAAAGATAACGGAGAATTAGTAACAAAAGAATTTAAAACACCAACTTTTATCCCATTTAGTAAATTAATTAAAGCTACTAAGAAATTAGAAAAACTAGAAGATAAATCAGAAATGGAAGCAATGGACGAAATGATGGACGTTATTTGTGACCTTTACAACAATCAATTCACACCTGACCAATTAATGGACGGATTACATGCTCCAGATGCGGTTAAGGTTATCAGAGAAAATATTGAATTTATCTCAACTGGTGAACTTCCTAAAAAATAATAAGGCGAGTGATTGACGATGAAAAGTAACAGTATTGAATTTGTTACTCAATTTGATTCATCGGGTGAACCTTTAAAGTGGGAAACATTCAACACTCGTCCCTCTTTAAAGTTATCCCTCGTATATGAATGTGTAGAATTTCTTTCATCTTCAAAAAGTAACCCTAATTATCAAGAATTGCACCAGCTACTTGATCTTGTTGTGAGAATTTATGATGAACAGTTTACCAAGTCACTGCTAATCGATGGACTACCGTTACATAATGCGATTGTCAATCTGTACCAACAGATTATTTTCGTTGCTAGCGGTAAAACAATCGATGAAAAAGTGACAGATAAAGAAATAAAACAGACCACTGTCAATAGTTGGTTAGATTATAAAAACAATCTCAAAGCAACAATACAAGACATGGTTAAAGAAGGCGGACAAGACATTAATAACGTTTTGAATATGCCTTTTTATTTCGTCTTTGACGAATTGAATGGAGAAGCTAAACGTAAGGAACATAAAGAGTCAATGTTAGATGCGTTTACTTAACTAAGGGGTGAAAAGGTGAAAAGAAATTGTAAAGTTGATAAGGATGAAAGTATGATACTTGCATTTTTGAACGTACCTATTGACTACAAATGTGAATCAATGATTGATGCTTTTTCTATCTAAACTATTGATGAATTTGAAAGGTAGGTGAGGAAATGGCAGAAGATATTAGAAGTATGCGAATAGAATTATCTATGCGTGACATGGGTGTTGAAAGAACAGTCGGTCAAATCAAGCAAGCATTTAGAACCATGAAGTCAGAGGTTTCTAATGCTACAAGAATGTTTGATAGAGCAGAAAAATCTACAAGTGATTACTGGTATCAACTTAAAAACTTAAAGACTGCACAAGCTAACTATAAGAATGAATTAAAAGCAGCTACTAGGCAAGAAGCTAAGATGGTTGAACAACATGGTCAAAATAGTACACAAGCATTGAAAGCTAGTGAAGCAGTTGCACAGTTAAAAGAACAAATTGATTACACTGGTCGACAAATTAAAACAACAACATCTGAAATGGAACAGTTTAAAGTCGCTCAAAGAGTTGACAGAACACCATGGGCAAAGATGGGTAAGAATATTCAAGGTATTGGTACACAACTTGGTACAATATCGCAAAAGACTGGTCAAGTTGGTATGTCTTTAACTAAGAACATCACTCGTCCAGCTGGTATAGCAGCAGCGGCAGTTGGTGGTATTGCACTTGCAAAAGGTTGGGCAAGACTTGTTGAGATTGACAATGCGAAAGCAAAATTGTCGGCACTTGGTAATAGTGGGAAACAAGTTGAAACAATTATGACCAACGCAAACACCGCTGTTAAAGGTACTTCATTCGGTATGGGCGAAGCTGCTACGACAGCTGCTAATGCGGTTGCCGCTGGTATAAAGCCTGGTAAAGAGCTTACGCAATACCTTACAAATACCGGTGACGCAGCGGCGATAGCTGGTGTTGGTATGGATGAGATGGGAAGAATTTTAAACAAAGTTCAAACATCTAATAAAGCATACAACGGTGAACTTCAAGAATTATCAGATCGTGGTTTACCAGTATACCAATGGTTAGCAAAAGAAGCGGGTATCGCAGAAAATGAAGTTGCAGACTTTGCCGCTAGTGGTCAAGTAACAAGTAAGATGTTACAAGATGCTATTGAAAATAATATTGGTGGAGCAGCTAAGAAAATGGGTGAGAAATCATTCACCGCATCACTTGCCAATATGTGGGCCGCTCTTGGTCGTGTAGGTGCTGGTTTCCTTGACGCTGGTGGTAAAGGTGGCGGTTTCTTTAGTAAGATGAAACCGATAATGAATAACCTTACTACTATGTTCGATGGTATGCAAGGCACTGCCGAGCGTTGGGGAGTTGCGCTTGGCGCATCTTTAAACGCAGTGTTAAGTGCTGGTGTCAAAGTTAAACAGTTTTACGATGGTTTACCTGGACCAATACAAAGTGTTATAAAAAGCACGATGTTATGGGGTTCATTGACATTAGTTGCTATTGGACCAATGTTGCTAGCGTTTAGTAAGTTAACTGGTGCGTTGTCTATGGTCTTTGGACCGTTTGGAACTTTCCTTACTACGATTGGTAAAGTTGCAGTTGCTAGTAAAAACGCTGGTGGAATTATTGCAGGTATCACTACACTGTTTCCTAAATTAGGAGCAGCGTTAACACTTGCTACTGGTCCAGTTGGTTGGATTGTAGCAGCAATAGTTGGATTAGGTGTAGCCTTCGTTGTTGCATATAAGAAATCAGAAACGTTCAGAAATATTGTGAACGGTGCGTTTAACGGTATTGTGACTGGTGCTAAATTATTATGGTCGGGTATCATGTCAGTGCTTACACCTATTGGACAGGCTTTCATGAAATTTGGCGGAGAAATTAAATCCGCTATTGGTGATTTCTGGTCTAAATATGGAGCGCAATTTGTACAAGCTGTTACAAATATTTGGAATTTCATACAACCAGTACTTGGTTTTATTGGTAATTTATTTAAAACAGTTTTTGGCGCAATCATGGTTGTAATAAAACCATTAATAAATTTATTAGGTGTGGGATTAGTCAATGCATTTAACATTGTTAAACAATCTGTGATTATCGCTTTTGGTGCGGTCAAAGGTATCATTATGGGTGCGCTAAATGTCGTAATGGGATTTGTGAAAATGTTTATTGGTATTTTCACTGGTGACTGGAAGTTATTTGGTGAAGGGATTAAGCAAGTTATTAAATCCGCATTGTCGATCATTAAAAATTTATTCCAACTGACTTTCTCAGGTGTGCTCGGAGTTTGTAAAGTTTTATGGTCGAAAATTAAAAATACAATTGTCAATTTTGCACGTTCTATTTGGCAAGGTATACAAACGAATTTCAATAATTCTAAAAATGCAACAGTAAGAATTTTTACTGCGGTTAAAAACTGGATCGTAACAACATGGGCATCGATTAAGAATTATATTGTTGCAAAAGCATTGAGTATATGGAATGGAATTAAAACTAATTTCACCAATTCCAAGAATAGTATTGTTAAAATTTACACAATTGTTAAAAATTGGTTGTTCAATACATGGTCAACTATTAGAAATAAAGTTGTAGGTTTTGCAAAATCTATTTGGAATGGGATTAAAACTAATTTTAATAATTCTAAAAACTCTATTATCAAAATTTATACGAGCGTTAAAAATTGGCTTATCAATACTTGGACGACTATTAAAAACAAAGTAGTGGGTCTTGCAAAATCCTTGTGGAACGGGGTTAAAGATAAGTTTAACGGATTGAAAAAATCTGCTACAGATATTACACAGAAATTAAAAAATGTTGTAAAAGATAAGTGGGAAACACTCAAGAAAAATGTTGTCAACTTAGCAACTGGAGCTAAAGACGGTGTCGTCAAAGGTTTCAAAGCAATGTACAACAAAGGTGTTGAGTGGTTAGATAAACTTAAAGGTTTTATCAAAGGCGCTAAAGACGGATTTAAGAAAGTTGCTATAAGCCTTGGTAAAGGTGTCGCTAATGGTGCGATATCTGGACTTAATGCAATGATTGAAGGTATTAACGCATTGTCTGATAAAATCATGAATAAAAAGCTTATTAAGAAGAAAATTCCTAAATTATCTACAGGTACAGGTGCAAGTCCAAGTGTTCAAACTGATTCACAGGGTAGATTAAAACATTCTACTAAAGCAATTGTAAACGACAAAGGTATTGGAAATGCTAAGGGTCCTGGTGGACATAAAGAAATCATTCAACGTAGAAATGGTAAGATGATTCAACCAAAAGGACGCAATAAAGTTGTAAGACTTAAACGTGGAGACGCTGTTCATAATGGTATGCAATCGAAATCTTTACTACCTCAATTGTCTACAGGTACAGGTGCAGACTTATTGAAACAAGCTAAGAAACACAAGAAACATGATGAAGTATATGGAGACGCTCCTGCTCAAAAAGGTGGCGGAGGTAATCCTCTCACTGCGGTTGCTGATGGTGCTAAAGGTGCTTGGGGTTGGTCAAAAGATCAAGCTAAGAAAGCTAAAGACACTTTCGGCAAAGCTATTGGCGATGTTATGGATTATGCCACAAATCCTGGAAAACTAATTAATAAAGTTTTGAAACATTTTGGCGTAGACTTCTCAAATGTTGGTGGGGAAGCTATGGGCGGCACTATGACATGGGCTTATGATGGTTTGAAAAAAGGGATTAAAGATTTGGTATCAGGTTGGTTCAGTGAATTAGAAGATGGAGACGGAGACGGTGGTTACATCGACTTGTCGAAAGGTATAAACTTCCCGTTCAGTCCAAATGGTAAAGCACCTGGATATCCTTTCGCTGGTCCGCATATGGGTGTAGACATTAACTACATCTACGATAAACTTTACTCTGTTCTATCAGGTAAAGCTACAGCTCGTAGTGGTTGGAACGGTGGATTTGGTAACATGGTTGATATCGTAAGCGGTGCTACTAAAGTAATTTATGGTCATATGAGTAAACACGCATTTAGTGGAAGCAAACAAGTTAAACCTGGTGACTATTTAGGTGTTTCGGGTAATACTGGTCGTTCATCGGGACCACATTTACACTTTGAGGTACAGAAAAACGGTGTTCCAATCAATCCATTGGATTGGCTCAAGAAAAATAACGGTGGCGGTAAAGCTGGTGGCAAATACGGTAGTACTATCAAACAAGCGTTAGGAATGGCTGGATTGCCACAAACAGCGCAATATATCAAGGCGTGGCAAAGTCAAGCTAAAACTGAATCAACGTTTAACCCTAGAGCGAAAAATCCGTCGGGAGCTAGCGGTTTAGTACAAGTTAAACCAGCAACATTTAATGCGTTCAAACTACCTGGACATGGTAATATTTGGAATCCACTTGATAACTTAATAGCTGGTATGCGTTATGCAAAAGCTACTTATGGTCCTAAAGGAATGTTAAACCAAATAGGACATGGATTACCTTATAAAACAGGTGGAGTAATTAATGAAAACGGTATATATAACCTTGCAGAGGATGGACATTCTGAGGTAGTTGTTCCACTTGATCCAGCACGTGCAAGTGATGCTATGAAACTTATAACATATGCACAAAGTAAGGTTAAGGATAAGAAAAACAAGAAACCTAGTCAGATGGGTAAAGTTTCTACTAGTGGTAACGACAACACAGAACTATTACTTCAAATGATCGCTAACCAACAGAAACAACTTGATGCTCTTATGCAAATTGCAAGAAGTAATAAGAATATCGAACAAAAACCAACAGGATTTAATGAAAGAGATGTTAGTAAAGCTCAAGGTAAACAAGCGCAGATGATGGCATATAATATGGGAGGTGCTTTCTAATTTGGAAAAGGAAGTAAAGTTATTTAATGACGATATCAACATAAAATTAACAGACATACCTAACTTGAAGTTTCTTGATTTCATTGAGGAAGGTGTTGAAGTAAAAGCCAATACCACTGAAGTAAATGGAACAGATGGAGTGTTAATGGGACCAAGTTCATTTGGTCCTTTTAATTTGATTTTAAACTTTTCGTTTAAAGGTCAAGATACTAAAGATTTAAGGTTGATTAAACAAAAGTTGAGAGGATTATTGTTCAGACGTGAACCATATTACGTTTGGCACTCTGATTTACCTGGTAAGAAATACGCAGTGTATTGCACAGAAGATGGTAACGAAAGTTTAACAAATTCATTTGCTACTTTTGCAGTAACATTTGTAGTATTTAAAGGTTATTCAGAATCACTTAAAGAAACTGATCAGTTTAGTTTATCTAGTGGAGATTGGCAGTTTGAAGGCGGTGTGTTAGCTTATGAAGGTATTAAGTACAAGCATGATACGACAAGTTTCAATATTTACAATGGTTCCTCGGACACTATTAACCCATTGTTAAGACATAGATTTAAGTTAATCATTAATATAGATGCGCCAAAAGGATTTAAGATAATAAATAAAACAACTAGTGATGTATTTGAATATAAGAAAGCTATCACTAAAAGTGAAACAATTACTTTGAGTGGTGTGCATCCAATTATCGATAATAAACGTGTGGGTATTGATACTAATTGGCAGTGGCTAACATTGGCACCAGGTTTTAATCATATTGAAATCGAGGGCGTAGCAATTAAAAATGTAACAACTCAATGGGTGTTTCCATTCATATATAGGTAGGTGATAACTTGGAAACGTTGGTATTAAAAAACAAAAAAGAAACATTTGCAGAAATTGTTACAGATTTTGATTTCAATTCTTTCAAATATGAGTATGAAAAGAATAACGAACGATCTATTAGCTTTACAATTTATAAGACTAATCAGAATAGCGATATATTTGATAACCTTTTAAATGAAATGATATTGATATGGAAAGGGCAAGATTATGTTATCAAATCAACGTCTATTAAATATGACGGATTAGTTGTAACAAATGAAGTCACTGCTAAACATATTTTTATGGAGTTTCAAAATCATTATATTCAAAAAGATTTAGAAAATGAAGAAATGAATAATGAAGAAACATCCGACGAAGATAACAAACCTACCATGACGCTTGAACAATACCTTGAATTTGGATTCAAAGGAAATAAATTAGGTTTTTCATATGAAATAAAAGGAGAGTTTAATCAAAGGTTATCGATGGATGAATTAGGTAATAAAAACGGTATGGAATTTCTTACAGAAGGTGCAGAATTATTTAATTATATATATTTTGCCGACAACAAGAAGATATATGTATATGATGAATCAACGTTTTATCAAATGTCTGATTTACCATTGATATATAAATATAATTCTAGCGAAGTACAAGCTACCACTTCTACCACTGATGTCAAAACTTATATACAGGGTTATGGGAAAAAGAAAACAACTGCAGAAACCAAAAACTATAACCCTATTAAACCAGCAGATTTAAATTATTCAGGTACCTTTATTAAAGATGGTACATGGAGGACAGAATTTGTTGATAATAGTTATTCAAAAGAATTTGAATGTAAGTGGGGAAACGAAACCTTAGAATGGACTTTAAAGAAAATGTCTAAAGGTGGTTTGATTGATGTATATCTTGACAATAAATTGATTGGTTCATATGAGTGTTATAGCAAAACAGCTACAAGTGAAAAAATAGTAATTGCTAGGAATTTATCGAAAGGTAAACATGTTTTTAAAGCAGTATTTAGAGGTGCTAAGCCTGCTGTGGATTATAAAGAATCGAAAGCATGTATGTACGTAGGAACTGAAAAATCAACTGTATTAAATTTAACGGCAGTATTAAAAGGAACAGATATTTACCATGCATATGCAGAATACAAATCGCCAAATTATGACATTTTCGGACACTCTGAGGCACCAACGGTATTTGATGATAACGTCTTGGATAGCGAAGAATTGAAGAAAAATATTATAGCACAGTTGAACGATCAACCAACAGTTGAAGTTTCCACAAACTATTTAGGTAGTTTTGAAGAAAAGCATTATTTAAGAAATGACGATATTCAAGAAAATCACATGATACATTTCATTCATCAACCATTGGGTTATAATTTAGATTTGAAAGTTGTTAAATTAACAGAATCACACCCATTGGCAAACCAACCAGTAGAGGTTGATTTTAGTAATTCACCAACCGATATAATAAAAATACAACAACAAATCAACAGAAATATTAAAAAAATAAGTAATATTAGTAAAGGCGAGTCCATTGGGGCATCGCCTTATTTTATTACAGAAAATTATTCTGACATAGTTGGGGTGACAATTCTAGATGACTAAAACATATAACAATAGATATTTAAAAGACACAAACGGAGAAGTCTACCTACCAATGACGAGTATCAATTGCATTATCGATTATGACAAAAAAGACAATACAAGTGATGTTATCGAGTTGAATACAAAAGTATCTGAACTTGAAACTACTATAAACGCACTAAATCAAACAGTTGAAACGTTGAAAGCACGTATTAATAAATTAGAAAGTGAGGGAACTAAATGATTAATTACTATTTGAATTTCCCTATACAGATTGGGCAAGATTATAGATTTAAAACAATCCACAATTTCAAATATTTAATAGATAACTTCGGGTATTTTAAAAGGGATTTTGAATATCATAAAAGAGAAGAAAAACACGCCCATAATGCAGTGCAAATTGATTACGATAGAAACAATGTAAAAACAGAAATAGATAGAATGAAATCAGCTTATGACAATATTATTATTGCTAATAATGGTGATGGTATAGCAGAAGTTAGTGACTCCAGAGTTACATTTAAAGGTGTTCAAAAACCACTACTAGCTGAGCGATTACGTGAAGATTATTTAGATCATGTAGAAAGTGATGAACTAATAGCTAACGAATTAGAAAAATCTAAAATCATTCGAAGCGCATTTGATTTCGAAGGGGTATTTGTAAATGAAAATAAATCTTCAAAAGAAGGGTTGCAAAAATGGTTAGACTGGAATAAAGAACGTGGTGGTGGTCCATTAATCTTACCTCCTGGAACGTATTGTTTAGATGATTACTTAATAGTACCACCAAACACAACTATTTATGGACATGGCGCAACGTTCAAACGAATTGAAGGTAATGGTTGGATAACTAACCTAGTCGATGGCGAAACGCCAATTAAATATGAAGGTAATGGGAATATTAAGTTTTACGGATTAACCTTTGATGGAAATCACGAATTAGATAAAGGTATGGACGGTGTTGTTTTAGGTCACGCAGAGAATGTGGTTTTTAAAGATTGCTACTTTTTAGATGTACACACTACGCATGCTATAGACTTAAACGGATGTAAGGATGTATTTATTGATAAATGTTCATTTAAAGGTCAAAAGAATCCAGGTGACAACGAAAAAGAAGCAGTACAAGTTTCGTTAGCTGCAAAAATCGGGATTGGTAATTTAACTGGTTCATCATACGATAGTACACCTTCAAAAAATGTAGTTATACAAAATTGTTATTTTGGACCGTCTGTTAATTATCCAGGATATGCTACTGCAGTCGGCGACCATTTCTCAGTTTATGATGAATGGACTAGTAATATTGTTATAAAAAACAATTTTATTGAAGGTACTAAGAATTTCGCATTACGTGTGTATAAATTTAAGAATACTTTAGTCGATGGTAATTTTATTGATAACTGTGTAGGTGGCATATACGCTACACCAACCCCAGGGGGATATACTTCTTCTCACAATGCACAAGGCGTACAAATGGGAGCTGCACAACAAGGGGAAAACCTTAAAATCACGAATAACACTATTACGAATATTGAAAAACTTGGTGTGCATGTTTCAGCTTATCCAAATAAAAAAATCCCCGAAAAGAATGAATCTTTTGATGTGGTTGATATTTCGCACAATACAATTCGCAATATTAAACAAGTAGGAATCTATATACCTGAATCGAAACGAGTAAAAGTTCATAACAATGTAATAGATCAATGTAGTATGGGGATTCAATGTTATGGCACGTGGCATTTAATTGTTTCTAATAATACGGTTAGCAATACCGATACAATAGGTGTGTTCATTTCAAATAACAAAAAACTTGAAACAGGTAGTGTACAAACACACGCTATTATTTCAGGCAACCAAGTATACAACACAGGTCAGGACGGTATAAGAATTTCTTTAGGCGCTAAATATATCAAAGTCGAAAATAATTCAGTATTTTCTTATGGACTTAATGCAAGTCAAAGTTGGATTATCGCAGGTATATATTTAATAGAATGCGCAAACAGTACAGTTACAGACAATATGATTCGTAACGCTAATGAGAAATATTTAGATGCGGTTCGTATATCTGATGATTGTATCGATACTAGAGTATGGAATATTGATTCAGGTGGCGCAAGTATCACGATACTAAATCCAAAAGACAAACCTAGTAGCAACTTCTATGGAATTAGAGATATTAACGGTAAACAGATTAAATATGAGGGGGATGTTAAATAATGGCTATGACTAAAATTGGAAAACTCAAGCTAGAAACATCTGCTTACTATCAACAAAAACAAAATACAAAAATTACATTCTACAATACAGATACAAACACTTCTCTGCTAAGGTTCATTGTAACAAGAAATAAAAACATATTACCTTTAGGAAGAGTAAATACCGACGTGATGATACACTTAACTTCTGAAGATGGTAGTTGGATTATAGATGAAGTGGAAGTTACTGATGAGTTAAATGGGATATGTGAATATCAAATACCTAATGAATTTTTGGAACATACAGGTAAAGTTGAAGGTCAAGTATATATTAGTGTAGACCACAAAGAAGATACTGTGACTGAGGTTGAGTTTTCGTTTACTATACAAGATGCGTCAATTAATAAAATGCCAGCAGTTGATAAGATTTTCTATATTAGAAAATATTCCGAACTTGAAAATAGGCTAAAAGAGAAAGTTCAGAACATCGAAGAAGCATATAAAAACATTGACGACTATGTAACTAAAGTAATTAAAGCAAGTGAAGAAGGAGTTGCATCTGTTGATAGTGTTAAAAATAATGCTCTTACAACAATAAAAGAAAATAAAGATGCAACAGTAAATGATATTAATATTGCAGGTCAAACTCAACTAGAAACTTTAAATGACAAAAGTAATGAAGTCAGCACCATGATTAGTGGTTTTAAACAACAAGTCGATTCTGATTTGTTTGTTAAGAAAGCCGATGCAGATAATTGGCAAAAATACAGCTTCACAAACAGTGATGGTACTAGAAAAGTCATCGATGAACTAAATGAAAATGTTGCCAATTTACCAGCAGGAGCGTATACAACTACAATACCTGCAGATACTACTATTGCTAGAACTCCTAAAAATATAGGCAATGAAGATGTGGCTTACCACGCTTTCATTGATATATCTCATGATACAAGTAATCAAAAAGTTATATATATAACTAATACTGATACAGGAGTTTTATTCATCAAGGTAATACAGTCTGATGGTAGTGATAAAGGTTGGAAGAAATTAGGACAACTTTTTGAAGATGACCAATTACTAAGTGAAAGTCATCTTACTGAAACATTGGCTACTCATGATGATAACTTAAAATCTTTTATTTCAACATCATATAAGAAGAAAAATAAAAAGTTATTTTCAGGGGACGCACGAGTTAGAGATTCTGTTTATTCAATCGGGGAAAGTTACAAAAACTTTTCTTATCTATTAGTAAGATATAGATTTTCAGGTGGAGGTAAAACAATACCGGCATATATTGATACCGATAAAAAGATACCTATACAAGATTTCAATATGACGGATGCGGCAGGGGATAATCCTAAAATGAATGAAATGGGATTGGTTTTTAACACTGATACTGAATTTAAAGTTACTCATAACAACAGTTATGATATTAAAAAAGCAACAGCTATGTATGATGATAACGATATCGTAGTAGTCGAGATTGTAGGTGTGTATTAATGCAAATTTTAGTTAAAGATAAATATATTGTTTCTTATGCCCAAGTAGGTGGCGTAAAAGATGGAATTGATATTGATGATACGGCAATTCCCAATGATTTCTTTGAGAGTTTTGAACCTAACAAATATTTATATGTAAATGGACTTGTTATATCAAATGAAGATTATAAAGAAAATACAGGCGTATACACACCTTCTAACGTAGAATTGCAAATGGCATCAACACAAATGCAATTAACAAAGACAGCAGTACAATTACATGCAACTCAAAAAGAATTAGCTAACATGGTACTTGAAGATTCAAAAAAAGACGAGCGTATACAAATGTTAGAACAACAACAAGCTAGCACCTTATTAGAAATCGCTAAATTGAAAGGGGAAAATTAATATGTATCCATCATTTGAAAGTATTAAATGGTTTTATGATATCAACTGTTACACGAACGAGGATATTAAAACGTATGTTGAATTGGGCGTTACAACAAGAGAACAATACAAACAAATCACTGGTGAGGATTACCAATAACGGGGGTATTGTATTTATGAGAAAAATAATAATTTTCATTATTGGATTTACATTAGGCAAAATGAAAAGTAGAGATAAAGATACTCTTTTTAATATGATAGCTTACAATTATAAAGAAAAACTTTGCGATAAAGACGATTTATATTTTTACGTTAATGATGATTGTATAAGCAAAGAACAATATACAGAAATCACTGGTGAAAAATATCCAGAACAACCACAGGCTTAGGCTTGTGGTTTTATTTTATAGAAAGTGGGTGGCGTGTTGAGTGTGGATGGAACAAAAGATATTGAGCGACGGGTTGGTATCTTAGAGGACAAAGACAGATATAACGATAAACGGTTTAGAAATATAGAGACGACAATAAAAGAAGATAGAAAAGAAGTTTACAACGCTATTGAAAAACTTCATAACTCGTTAAGAGAAATCGAAAGAGGTCAACACACCCAAGAATTAACAAATCAAAAAATGGATTTCACCTTAGATTCCATAAATAAAGAGAGGGAATCTGAAAGGCTTCATAAAGAAGAAAGTCGTAAAGAGTTTAAGCAACTTAAATGGTTAATAATAGGTACGATTTTCACATTGTTTAGTTCTTTAATCATTGCATTAATTAGAAGCTGGCTAGGTATTTAAAGGAGGTGAAAACCATGTTCAAATTTATATTAGGTGGTAGTTTTTGGCAATGTTTTTGGTTTGGAGATTGTAAATAATATTTAAATTAAGTCGGCACATTCGTGTCGGCTTTTTATTATGTACAACTACAGGTAAACATATTTCTCAATGCAACACAGGGCGTTTCTCAGCGCCTTCTTTTTATTATATATGGAGGTTTTTAGATGAATATTACAAAAGGAACTGCAGTAAGAATTTTAGCTTTAATTTTAGCTTTAATAAATCAACAACTTACAAAACATGGTATTAGCCCTATTCCTAGTGACGACCAAATGTTAAGCGATATTGTTGTGTGGATTATTGGAGCATACACAGCTTATAAAGACAACCCAATAACTAAAGAAGGTAAACAAGCTAACGATAAATTAAAAGAATTGAAGTACGAAAAGAAACAACCGACTAATGGTAAGGCACCTAGTGATTTTGACGCAAGTAATGAAGGTCAAAAATAGGAGGGGTAAAATGACTGTAAATAAAACTAAATCTCAGGCACATGCATATTTGGGAAAACTTAAAGGTTATTGGTGGGACTTTGATTCAGCATATGGTGCACAATGTTTTGACTTAGCTAATTATTATTGGAATTATTTAACAGGTGGACGCTTAGCTGGTTTTTACGCAAAGGATATACCAAATTCAAATAATTTCAACGGTCTTGCAACTGTATACGAAAATACACCATCATTCTTACCTCAAAAAGGAGATATTGTAGTATTCCATGGTGGATATGGTGGAGGTGCGGGACATGTAGCAATAGTTTGGTCTGCAAACATAAATAGTTTCGTTTCATTAGATCAAAACTGGTACGGTGGAGCACAAAATAATCCTCCAGAAGTTGCTCAATTGATTACTCATTATTATGACAACCCTATGTACTTCATCAGACCATTGTATAAAGCTAAAACTACAGTGGTGGATAAAGTTAAAGACAAGGTAACAAGCGTGGCTAAACCTACATCGAAAGGTAAAAAGATTCTAATCGCCGCAGGACATGGATACAATGACCCTGGAGCAGTTGGTAATGGTACGAATGAGCGTGATTTCATTCGTAAATATATTGCTCCAAATGTACAAAAATACCTTAAACAAGCTGGTCACACTGTAGACCTATACGGTGGAAGTAAACAAGACCAAAACTTATTTTTTGATACACAATACGGTGAACGTCTTGGAGATACTAAAAACTACGGTATGTACTGGGTGAAACAACAGAAATATGATGTAGTAGTTGAATTGCATCTTGATGCAGCTAGTGCAAGTGCAACAGGTGGTCATGTGATTATATCTAACCAATGGCCTGCAGATAAGATTGATAAAGATATAAATAATTGTTTGAAAGCTACTGTAGGAACAATAAGAGATATTGACCCACGTAACGACTTATTGAACGCAAATGTGTCAGGTCGTTTAAACATAAATTATAGACTGGTTGAAATGGGATTCATTACGAATAAAAAAGATATGAATTATCTTAAAAAGAACTATGATAAGTTTAGTAAAGAACTAGCTGGTGCGATCAATGGTAAACCTATTGGTGGCACAAGTGGTGGAAGTAAAAAAATCACTTGGAACTGGAAGGGCAGATTTACTGCAAATACTACTATCAAGGTTAGACGTAAACCTGGATTAAGTGGTGCAGTTGTTGACAAAGGTTCTTGGATTTATAAAAATCAATGGGTCGATTTTATAAGCGTAACTAAGAAGGACGGTTATTGGTGGATTAAATTTAAATACCCAACTAACCCGAAAGCTGGTTATTTCTATATGGCTATTTGTAAGATTACTGATAAAAATGAGAAGTTGAAAAAAGAAAAGAGTTTATTCGGTAAGATTAAATATAAATAAACAGGGTAAAATTATATTAAGGTATACTCCAATTTACCTTAATAAAGTAAAATTATTTTGGCACCTCTTTACGAGGTGTCTTTTTTATGATATAAAAAGACCTAGAAATTAACCTAGGTCAATTTAATTATTTGTTTTTTAATTCTGCTTTAACTTCTTTTTTAATTTCTTGATAACGTTGAGCTTTTCTAATGGTTGGTTTAGAATTTTTCTCGCCATATTCATGCCCAAACTCTTCTTTGAACCTTTTTAAGGCAATTGTTTTTGGATTATTCTCATAAGCTTTCTTGTTTGCTTCATGTTTAATTTTCATCTTTTCTGACTTTGTCAATTTAACATTGCTCTCTTTAGCTTCTTTATTCTTTTGTTTAATTTCCTTATTTGCCTCATTTGCAATTTTAGATTGTCTAACCGTGCCTTTTATTGCCATCACAGCTAAATAAACCCCTGCTACCACCCCTGCTAAGACAATTGTTAAAACTATTATTAACAATATGATCATAACAAATTCCCCCTTAAATTTTATTTGTTTACTATCTATATCATTAAATCGGTCATCATTTCATTCTGCTCAATTATTAAAAAGCGTTGAACTATAAATTAAATTAATTATAAACGAAAACAGATAATAAGTATAGTTATTGTTGGTTTGAAAATAATAAAAAGAATATTTATTTACATATGAGAACAAGTGTTCTATTATATTCATGAGGTGATACTATGAAAGTTATAAATCCAAATGCACCAAGTGAATATAAATATGAAACTGATTATCGAAAAATACCTAGAGAATATCTTAATCCACGTATACCACAAGGGCGTGGCATGGTTAAGTGGCAAGCATTTAAGACGCTGCCAGAACAATACGAGCAACTAGAGCAATACATACAAGACCAAAATAAGATTGATAGACCATCATTAAGTGACCACCAATTGAATGATCTGAACGATAAGTTAATATTCAAAATGTATCATGAGCCTACAATAGAATTACGTTATTTTGTAGAAGGATATATTAAAGAAAAAGAAGGGTATATTCATAAAGTAGATGTCCACACACAAACACTACATTTATATGAAGAAAGTGGTTTGAGTAAAGTTAATTTATTAGATATTGTGGAGATAAAATAAATTAAAAAACATTACTTTAGAAACAGCTGAAAAACTATACGAATATGCAAAAGCCCACCTAAATGAATAGGTGGGTTATTTTTGTGTTTTTAAATAATTCGTGATACAGTTCGTGATACAGTTTTCTGTTGCAAACGTGCAATAGTTATTATAATTTGACAATTAAATATTCTTATGTGTTGCATATAATCCCCATTATACCAACGTTTTGCTTATAAGTGGTGCAACTATGAAACACTTTAAAACCAGCTAAATAGTCCAACATGGATGCTCTGGTTCGGAATAGTCGCAGTAGTTGTAACTATTGTCACTGGGCTGTTTTCACTACAAGGGTTAACTGAATTGTTTGGCTCGTGATACACTTTTGATACAGTTTTTAAAGAATTGATACACTAATCGAATATTTGCATAGCTTTTTGTTTACGGTCAGTGTATAAATGACTGTATGTTCCGATAGTTTCTTTAATGTCAGCGTGACGTAATAAATTCATTAATAAATACATGTCTACACCGTTATTGATTAAATGTGTAGCGTATGAATGTCTTAAAGTGTGAATAGTAATCTTTGAATCAAATTCTCGAAAAACACTATAAAATGCTTTTTTAATAGTAAGGTAAGCATAGGGTTTTTTGCCACCAAAAATATATACATCATTGGGTTTAGCATTCTCCTTTAATTCTTCGAGCATTTTACTTATATGTTTGGGGACTGGGACTATTCCTAATGATGTTTTTGTTTTTGCAACACCATGTCTGATTTTATTTGTAGTTACGTCTGTTGTTTTATTAATGTTCAATTCTCGTTTAACTGGGTCCCAATCTTCCCAAGTTAAGGGCAAGGCTTCACCAACACGTAAACCAGTATAGAATAATAGTTGAATGAACTTTCTATAAGTTACAGGATTATTACTATTTTCTAAGTTGTCCATTTTTAAAACAAGTTTGTCAAATTCTTCACGAGTAATAAAAAGTAGTTTTGACTTTGTGAATTTAATATTCTCAATACCTATAGTTGGATTTGTTTCAATATATTGGTTTTTCAAAGCATAACTCATAACAGCTTTAAAACCCGAAAAAACACTTTTTTTATATTCATCTTTAAGGTTAGGGTTGTCTACTAATTGTTTTCGCAAATCTTTACATTGATCAACTGTAACTTTATCGATAGGAATATGTGCAAAGTTAGAACGATAATATTTTTCATATTGTTGTTTCCTATGTTTTGCAGTTCTTGGTGCTAAATCTTCATGTTTTAATCTTTCGTAAAATACTTCATCGAATGTTCTAACCTTATCTTTATCGGGTTTCAAAGTGTTTAGCATTTCTGCTTCTGCAAGTTTACATGCTTTCTTAGTTTTAAAACCACGTTTCATTTTTCTTTTACCTTTACCGTATATATCTGTGTAATATATTGAGAAATACCATGTATTACGTTCTGTGTCTTTATATATAGCCATTTTAAGACCTCCTTATTGTTTTAGGTACTATGAATCCTATCTAAAAATTTGTATTAAAAAAGGGCAACATGTGCGCCCTCAGTTGTTTATAATTAATACATAAACGCGTATTGATACATTTGTTTTCCTATTAGCCAAAAAGCAAACGCTGTCCAAGCTATTATGATTAAAATTTGAACAGTTGAAGCTACAGTTAAATACCATTCTTCTGTTTCATAAGTTTCACCATTTTCATCATGTTCATGGGTAACTGTAACACTCCCTAAATTTCTAAAAAACATTATCCCTATAAAAAATGAAATAACTGCCCAAACTATAAATATAATAAATGTCATTTTAATTCCTCCCAATAAATAAGTATTTTAAATTTTTATAATCCGCCTTTTAATGTCGGGTTACCATCTTCATCTTCAACCCATTCAAGTGGTTCGTCATCTTCTTCAGGTTCCACTGTGTTGTGGTATTCAGGTTTTGCTTCTTCTTCGGCTAATTCATCAGGTGACAATTCAATCTGTCCAACTGGGACATCACTATGAGCATCGCCATTAGGTATACCAGTGTACCCATGTTCTTTAGCAACTTTTGCGTTAGCTTCCATTTTTTCTTGGTCAGTAGGTTCTTGTTGTACGTTTTCTTGTACGGGTTGCTGCGCTGATGGTTCAGTTAACTGTTGTGTTTGTTGTTCTTGGGTTGCTTGCTGTTCATTTTGAGCAGCTTCTTGTTGTGAATTTTGCTGAGCTAATTCTTCATCCTTTTTACGTTGTTCATCTTTTGCCTGTTTCTCTTTTTTAGCTTTTTCATCCTTAGCTTTCTGTTCTTGCTTTTCTTTCTCTTCCTTTTGTTTCTTCTCTTTTTTCTTTTCAGAGTCAGATTTAGTATCTTGCTTTTTATCCTCTGATTTGCTTTCACTGTTTCCACAAGCTCCAAGAACTAACCCTGCGCTCAACATTAAAACTAATAATTTTTTCATATAATTTCCTCCCAATAGGTTTATAACTATACTATATACGTAACGTTTCGAATTTACAACACTATTCATATGTAAAATTTGAAAATACGAAACTTTTATAGCAGGCGAATCCCCAAACCGCCTATAATTATACTTCTTTTATTTCATTGTTATTAACATATCTAACATAAGATAGAACACGACCAATATGTTTCACATCTTGCGAACTATACAAATTAGGTATTTCTTTTCCGTCGATAGTTTGTTCGATTAAAATCACGTAGTCATCTGCATTTTTCATCTTTCTAATAACAGGGTAGTCATTATCATCAATTAGAAATAGACCAGTTTCCCCATCTTTGACAGAATCGTTAAGATCAACTAAAACTAATTCAACGTTTTCAATGTTACTATTTTCATTTAATTGTTGTACTGGTAAATAAACTAAATTTTTATCAGCTGTTTTTAAAGTTTTAGGAACATAATAATGAGACACGATGTTAGATGTTTCTTTTATATTGTTGATATCTTTTATGTTTTTAACAACTGGAACTTCGATAATAGATTGTTTTGTGTTTGTATCTTCCAAACCTAATAGATAATCTAAAGTCACATCAAAGAATTTTGCCACTTTAGCAATCGAGCTAACAGCTGGGTCAACTCTGTTGTTTTCCCATTTTGAAATTGTCCCTTTGCCAAATGATTTTGATTTATCTTCGTTAGGAAACATTTTATTTAATTCATCTGCTAATTCTTCCATTGTTAATTTCTCTTGTTTTCTTAATTGTCTAAGTCTATATCCTAAATTCATCACTTGCACCTCCTATTTGGTACGAAATAAATATACCACGTATGTTTCATAAATGCAACAAATTTAATTAAATAACAGATAAGATTTTATTTAAAATATTAATTTGACTTATTAGAAAACTTGTTTTAAGATAAAAACAGAACAAACGTTCGGTTTTGTGAAAAGGTCATTATTCCCTTTAATAGGAAGTTAAAAACTTTTGTGTAAAATATGCAACATAATCGTTGACTATTGTTACTTGGTGGTTTAATATATGAAACGTACCAAATAGCAAGAGAAAGGAGCGCCAACATGAGATATGAAAAATTGAAAACAATCATGAAAGAAAAACGAGTTACCAGTACGAGTTTAGCAAATAAGTTAAACATAGACCGTTCTACTTTGTATCGTAAGATTAATATGAAAGATGATCTTGATTTCACATGTAGTGAAATGAGAGAGATCTGCTTATATCTAAATATTTCTAGCGATGACTTTTTTTTAGATTTATAAGTTTCTTATTTGATACAATAAAGTAGTGAACAATTCAATTTGAAACGTACCCATGGCGTTCACAGTAACATACCCGTGACGCTAGTTTTTTAAACAAAAAGTTTCATATTTTACACAAATGATGAAAGGAGAACAAAAATGAATTTCTTATTATCAACTTTCACTGCAATATTAGTAATGATATGCTCATTAATTTTCACAGATAACTTTGCTCACTTAACAGTAATTTATTTCGCAACATTCTTTTTATCTTATTGTTGGTTCTGGGAAGCATTTTTCGAAGCAATAAAAAAGACCGCTAGCAAGGGCTAATTGCTAACAGTCAAGTATTAAGAAATACGGAAAACCACTCTTTAATTATACCATTTTCTATTAAGGAGTGAAAGGAATGCAGTATGACATTATATCAACGGGTAGTAAAGGCAATGCTGTTTTAATCAACGATGTTCTAGTTGATTGTGGAATACCTTTCAAGCACTTGAAACCACATTTATACAATGTGAAATACTTGTTGCTTACTCACATTCACAGTGACCACATTAACCCAACTGCTTTACGAAACATAAGAAAGTTATTTCCTCACATTAGAGTGATAGGGAACTACGAAGTGGCTCAACACTTTGAAGTCGACCATATCATTAATGCAGGGTTTCCAATTGAATTAGGCGATTATTCTTTTGATGCGTTTGAATGTGTACACGATGTTGTTACATATGGTTATACTTGGGAATTTGAAGATCTTAGTATAATTTATGCTACCGATACGAATACTCTTGAAAATGCACCAGTTAAAAAATACGATTACCTATTCTTAGAATCTAACTATGATCCAGTAAAACTGGAAATGGCTAGAGGAAAAAGACATCAATTTGGTTACGATGCGTATGCTGGAGGTTTACGACATCTTAGCACAACAGATTGTAAAACTTTCTATTATATGAACCGTAGAGATAAAGATTCACCATTGATTGAATTGCATATGAGTTCAAGGTTTTATTAATGGATACACCTTATAATACCCGTCATGACGGAGGATAAACATGGAATTAAATAAAATTTATAACGAAGATTGTATTAAAGGTATGAAAAACATCGAAAGTAACAGTATTGATTTAATCGTTACTGATCCACCTTATTTAGTTAAATATAAGACAGGGCGGAGAAAAGACAAATCACACAAGTTCACTAAAGAAATATTGAATGATGATAACGAACAATTACTAAAAGACTACATTAAAGAATGTTATCGTATAATGAAAGATAATACAGCAATGTATATGTTTTGTTCATCAAACAAGGTGGATTTTTTCAAACAAGAATTAGAAAAGTATTTCAACATTAAGAATATGATCATATGGGTTAAAAATAACCATACAGCAGGCGATTTACAAAGCGCTTTTGGTAGAAAATACGAAATAGTATTTTTAGTTAATAAGGGACGTAGCAAGTTCAACGGTACTCGTTTAACAGACGTATGGGAATTTAAACGTGTGTCGGGTAAGAATCAACTTCATCAAAACCAAAAACCGATAGAAATGATCGAACAATGTATCACTAAACATTCTAATGAAAATGATATAATTTTCGATGGATTTGTCGGAAGCGGTACAACAGCAATAGCTGCAATAAATACCAATCGTAACTATATAGGTTTTGAATTGGATGAAGAATATTACAATATATCAGAGAATCGTATCACCGACCATGTTAAATCAATGGAGGTTGTAACGATATGACACAAACATACAATACAAATGATTTAATAAAAAAACATGAATACAAAGTATCAACAACACAAGGTCAAGTGACTTTTCAAGACTACGACAGTATTCTTGATGAAGCACAGAACCTAGCAAACCACGTAAAACAGTTGAATGTTGATGAAGAAAATATTAAAGAGTCTAAACGACTTGTGGCAGCTATGAACAACCGAATTAAAGACATAAACGAAACACGTAAAGAAGTTAAGAAAACGATGTTGCAACCATACAATGAATTTGAAACACAAGTTAAAACAATTGAAGGTGTTATCAACGATGCAGTAAATCATGTTCGAGTACAAGAGAGGGAACTCACTGAAAAAGAACGTGACGAGAAACGCCAAGAAATAGCAAATATATTTGATATCAGAATACAACATTATGATTTTGAAAGTGTTATGGGATTTGCAGATTTCATTGAAAATAGACATATGAATAAGTCCTACAGTATGGCAAAGGTTGAACAAGATCTTGTACAATGGCTTGAAAGGGTTAGACAGGATTTGGCAATGATTGACAAGCATACTGCAAAACATCCCGAAGATAGGGACGAGTTAATTGTAGAGTATCAGAACACACAGAACATTTCACAAACATTTGATAACTTTGAACGTAGACAAGAACAGAAACGTCAAGTGGCTGAACAAGCTAGACAAAGAGAGTTACAAGCTAAAAGAGATACTCGTAAGCAAGAGGAAGAAAAACAGCAAGATGGACAGTATTGTATAACAGTTAGCGAAAAAGATATTTTTTTAATCAAAGAGTTTCTCAAAAGAAACGAAATAGATTTTGAAAGTAAGAAAATAAAGTAATATTGGCAACTTTAATAAAACTAAAATTATAAAAAGGCGGACTTTAAATTATGAAAAAATTAGAAAACTTAGAATTAGTAGATGCAATTGTAGAAGATGGAAAAGCTGAATTAACTTTCTTAGATGAAAACGCTGGTGAAATTAGAAAAATCAATATCAATAAAAAGAAATTCGATGCAGAAAAAACTAAATGGGTTGAAGATACTGAAAAAGCAGAAGCAGCAGAGAAAAAAGCATTAGATTACTTCGGAGTATCATTTGATGAATTAGAAAAAGCTATTGGTCAACATCATGACATTTATGCTTATGAAAAATTCAATAGTTTAAATGAAGTGAAAATGACAGAGAAATTCTCTACCGACGATGAAGGATTAATCTTCCAAACAGAAATCACTAAGATTTATGAGGATAACGTTGGTATTCATATCAATTTTGAATATGAAGGTACAACATACGAAAGCAAGATGACATACGCAGATTACTTAGAAAGCAAAAAAATGTTCTTAGTAGATCCAATTAAAAAAGCTAAGAAATATGAACAGTTCGAGAAGAAATTCAATGTACCTATTGAAAACAAAGATGAACTTATCGGACAAGCAATTACAGTTGAAGTGAAAGTAGCATTTAGCAAGTTCGCATATGCGGAAATTAAAAACATCCCTAAACGTAAATAATCATTAAGTAATTTTAAATAACAACAAAACAAAGCGGGTGCAAGTCCCGCTATTTTAATGAAGAAATACGGAGGATCACACACATGATAAATAATGAAGATTTGCTTTTCTATGATATAGAGGTATACAAGTACAACAGTTTCGTTGTGTTCAAAGATATAGATAAAAATACAATCGGTTTCTTTTCAAACAAAGATGGATTCCAAGGACTGCAAGCATTTATACAAGGTAAGACGTTGGTCGGATATAACAATAATCATTACGATAACAAAGTATTATATAAAATGGCACAACCTTATCCCGAAGATATGAACGATGTTAAACAATATCATATCAAACAACTCAATGATCGCATCATAGCTGGAGAAGGTAAGAACGAAAGAACTGTACCAAACAAAACGTATGATTGTTTCCAACAAATTGATATAGGTTTCCCCAGTCTGAAAAAGATTGAGGGGAACATTGGCAAAATGATTTTAGAAACTGATATAGGTTTCGATATAGATAGAGAACTAACAAAAGAAGAATTGCAAAAAGAAATTGATTACTGTTCGTATGACGTATCAATGACAGTAGATGTATACAAAGAACGTGAAGCAAACTATTTTGAAATTAAAGAACAACTGGTCGACTTATTAGGTAATAAACGAGCATTAAATTGGAATACAACAACTATTGCAACAAACATATTACTTCAAAAGAAACAGACTTCCATGTGGTCTACATTCTTAACAAGGTTACCTGATGGATATTTGAAAGGTATTGACCCACAAATTGTTGAAATGTGGTCTGCATTTAAACCTAAGAAAAAGAGTTATACAATGGAAGATTTTGACAATGAAATTGAATTTGGATTTGGTGGCATACATAGTGTTCATAAGAACATTAAAGATGTTAAAGACGTTAAGTTATTAGACGTTGCCAGTATGTATCCACATATCATATTAAACATTAAAGCACTACCACAAGAAGCATTACAGAAATATGAAAACATTTTGAATGAACGTATTCAAATTAAACATAAAGACAAAAAGAAATCAGATGCATTAAAACTTGTACTCAACAGTGTATATGGAAATTTAAAAAACAAATATAGCCCACTACTTAACGAACAGGCAGCAGTTGGTGTTTGTGTGTACGGTCAAGTAGCTTTATACACATTGGCAAAGAGATTGTCAGAAACTTGCACGATTATTCAAATGAATACAGATGGTGTAGCACTGGTTACAGATTCTGACGAATATATGAAAGTTTGGGCAGATTGGGAACAAGAGTTCAATCTTGCTTTAGAAGAAGATAAATTCGATAGACTTATTCAAAAAGATGTAAACAACTACATCGCTATTGAAGCGGACGGATCAATCAAGGTTAAAGGTGGCGACGTATCACGTTATCATGGTGATGCTAAGTTTAAGAATAACAATGCACGTATCATAGACATAGCGATTGTAGATTATCTTGTATATGGTACGCCAGTGCTTGAAACCTTGAAAAAGAACACAGACCGCCCACACCTTTATCAATACATTCTCCAAGCTGGGCGTACGTACAAAGGTACGTTTGATAGCTTGGGAAGTAAGTTGCAAAAGGTTAACAGGGTCTTTGCAATGAAACAAAAGACACCTGAACCATATGTGTTATACAAAGTGAAAGAAAACGTGGACGAGGAAACACAAGAAGTCACAGAGTCATGGGCAAGGTTCCCTGATGCACCTGAGAATATGCTTGTGTGGAACGATGAAGTGTATAAAGAAGATGGAACAAGTAACGTGACAGACTTTGCGAAGAACGTTGATATAAATCATTACTACCAAATTATTAATAAGAAACTTGAAAGATGGTGCGACTAATGTACGTAAATTACAAAGACGATGAAAGCAAATTTGCAGTAAAAAATGCAGACGTATCAGAGTTCGTAGACGGATTCCGTAACGCTGGATATATACTAACAGACAACGATTTAATCGTTGACATAGACAATATGCCTAAGAAAGCTATTACAGCTATGATTGAAAGATTTAACATCAACACTCAAACGGTTTGGACAGATAGAGGAGCGCATTTATACTTCAAAAAACCAGTAGGTTTCAGAGGTGCGCAAGGTGTTGCACCAATTGGATTCCCCGTTGAGTGGAAACATATTAAGAATACGAAAGACATTACTATCAAACGTAGAGGAAAACTAAGAACCATTGACAACGAGGGTGTTCGTGAGGAACTACCGTTCATCTTATCTAACGACCGACGCAAACTAGAGGACATGACAGGACTTGATGAAGGTGATGGACGTAATGATAAACTATTTAAACACAAAATGAAGATGAACAACCACCCTGATACAACTAAGATATTAAACTTTATTAACGATTATGTATTTGCAGAACCGATGGATCAGTCAGAGTTTGACACTGTATCAAGGGAGCAAAGTATTACAACAGACGACAAGCTAACGCCACATGACGTGGCTTTGCAAGTCGCTCATGTAACTAAACCAGTAGAGTTTGCTGGTGGTATCTATTACCGTGATGATAATAACAATTATATTTACAACGATAAGGAATACAAAAAGACTATATTCAAAATCTCAGCAAACAAAGACCCAAGATTTATCGACAATGTATTCAAAACTATCGAACTTATGACAGAGGACATTACAGATGATGCAGAGTTCCCAGTTAAGTTTAACAATGGTGTACTACAAGATGGGGACTTCACAGACGTTGAATATAAAGAGTTTACACCTTTTGTGATAGATACGTCCTACAATGAAGATGCGGCACCAGTGCCTATTGTAGACGATTATTTGAACCATCTGACAGACAATGACCCAGAGTATAGACAACTCGTTGAGGAGATACTGGGATACACATTAGTAACGTCTGCAGAACAGATTAAGTTACTTGCCAAGTTCTTCATATTCATTGGTGATGGTGGGAACGGTAAAGGAACGTTGCTTGAAATCATTCGTTCAATACTTGGAGCAAAGAATATCAGTTCCTTATCCATCAAGAACCTAGCGAATGACAAATACTTCCCATCACTCAAAGGGAAACTTGCCAACCTAGGGGACGACATAGAGGACGAACCTATCAACAACGAACGTATGAAGGTATTAAAGAACATCTCAACAGCTGACACAGTATCTATGCGTAAACTATATGCAGAAGCAGAGGACGTACAGATTAAAACAACATTGATATTCACATCAAACAGTATCTTGAAATCGTTTGAAAAGGGTGAATCGTTCCAACGTCGTATTATGTGGTTACCAATGTTTAGCAAACCTAAGACAAAGGATAGTCATTTCATTAGTAAGATAACGAGTGAGGAGTCACTAGAGTATTGGGTTAAACTCATGGTCGAGGGTTACATGAGATTGTACGAGAATGGGAAATTTACTGAACCACAAATGATTAAACAATATAACCAACAGTATCACAGAGAGAACAATAACGTGTTATTATACGTTGAAGATATGAAAGATATAGACTTCTTAGGATTATCCCAAAAAGAAGCATACGAGAAGTACGAGGTATGGTGTGATGAAGAAGATGAAAAACCAATGACACGTAAGAGATTCAAAGACACGTTAAAACAAATCCTGGGGGTAGAAGTCCAACAAAAAAAGGTTAACGGAGTAAACCAAAGGAGGTTTGTTCGTGTAGAAGATATCAAAACAGCTTAGCAAATTCGCTTCCCAAAACATTCACATACCACGCAAAAAGGCTCAACCACAAAGGTTTGAGTCTTTTTCTTTTCCCAAGATCAATACATAATACAAAGGAAAGGTAACAAAAAAGAGGGTTGGTAACAAAAAGTAACAAAAATATTTGCAGTTTTGTTACCCCTAAAATACCACAACCACAAGGGTTCAAGACCTAAAGGTAACAAGGTAACAGTTTTTTTTCAATAAAAGTATATATATAAGAATTAGAATTTGAATTCCTATGAATCCTAATTCTAAATACTAATTTGTAGAAAAGTTTTAAAATCATTTTGTTACTGCTACTTTTGTGTTTTTATCTCTTGTAACCGTTGGGAGAGTAAGGGTGGAGGAGGTAACAAAAAAGTAACAGTTTTTCTCTATTTGTTACCTAAGTGGATTATTTGCAACTATTTTGTGTTTTGTGTTGCAAATAAGAAACTATTCGTTTATACTTGTCTTTGTTAGTAGAAAACAAACAAGGAGGAAACGATATGAAATATACTATTCAACAACTCGAAGATGAATTCGAACTTTCACGTAACTTCACCATTGAATACGATGAATCACTTGATATCACAGACTTTGCAGACATGGAACAATACACTGATGCAATAATGGATTCAGCTCGTGTAGTCCCTGACGAATGGGCGCCCTATACTGAAATAAACTTTGATTAATTTTACATTTAAAGTTTCCAATGTGAAACCTAAAATGGTATAATAGATATATTATAAGAAACGTATTGTAAGAGTAAAGTATTAAGGAGGTACTACATGGATCAATCACACACAAAGAAAAGCTACATACTCACTATGCACGCAAAAGAGCGCTATAGAGAGCGTGTAGCTAATGGGAATAGTAATGCATCCAAGTCGAACACAAACGCTTTAAAATGGGTTACAAAAGCACTTAACAACGGGCATGTTGTTAGTGAGAACAAAGATGGTACTACTACTTATCGATATCAAAAGTTTCTCATTATTATGAGTGGTAAAACTGTTATTACTATATCATACCACAATGACAGGGATGTTAAACCTTTGAAAGAAGATATTAAGCAAATTATTTTAAGAAGGTTGAAAAAGGAAATCAAACCCCTGGTCAAACAACGTAAGGAATTACTTATTAAAGCATCTGAATTAGAGATCGAAGTATTGAAATCTAATTCTCGTAATAAACAACTAAGGTTGCGAGATAATCAGACAGAGATTACAAAAGAGGGTTCAAGTATTAGAAGTCAAGTAAAAGCAATTATTGAACTTGGGTCACATTACGGGCTAACTAAACAAGATTTGATATTGGATAGTGATTTGATATGAGTGAGAAATATAACGCAAACCATGAAAATATAAAAATCAGATACACTGTTAAATTTGAAAAGACTGTACCATGTGTACAACAGTCTTGGGAAACTAGAGAAGATATGATCGAACGCATTGCTGATGAATTGTTTTACGACAACGGTTCAACTATTGATGGAGAGATTAAAGATATAGATAACGTTGAAGAAATAGATTGAGTGTTGAACAAACAGATTGAATATGGAGGAAATATTATGGTGGTTATGAAAAAGATAAACTTTAAAGGAGATAAACGTTCATTCAAAAGTTTATCTAAAGAATATGGCGTATCACAAAGTACACTGCGAAAAAGGTATTCCCACGGATTAAGAAATGATGAACTTATTGAACAACCACGTAAGTACACTGATCGTACAGAAATGGTTATTGATTTTAAAAATGGTAAAACAACTTTTGGCGAGTTGTCTATACAATATGATATACGCGTTGAAAAATTATATAAACGATATATGAAAGGTTCACGAGATGATGAATTGGTAAGTAAGACTCATTTACCTACAAAGGTTAGCCCCACTTATTATATTAAAGGTCAACCTTACAGAATGTCAGAAGTTGAAAGAAAGCGTAAGAGCGATGCTAAACTACCTACAAGCGAAATACAAGCTAGGTTAAATCTTGGTTTAAGTATGGAAGAAGCATTGAAGTTCGGTATAAAATACGCTGCTAAGTTTGGTCACATTTGTTATGAGATTGAGGGCAACGGTTGTTTCTATTACATACCGATTGATGATGTGGAAGAATTGAGAAACAATGGTGTATCGTTGGTGAGTATAGAACGTAACGTGTTAACAGTTGATGATGTTAGTGAATTACTTCTTGAAGATACTAGAGTGTTTGAAGAAGATTATGATCATGATTCAAGTGTTGAGGTTCAATTAAATGAAAGTCGTAGAGAACAAAAGATACAAGAATATAAAGACGCTAAGCATAGAGAACAGAAACCACATTTATATGATGGTACGCCACAGGTTCATAAGTGGGGAAGCTATGCAGAGTATTTGGCAAGTAGTTATACGTTTGCTTGTAGTGATGTTAAATAGAGTTAGTGAACGAATTCACATATAAAGGAGTATATGAAATGACTAAAACTAAAATTAAGGAATTATCAAAAGGCGATCACGTACGTTTTGCAAGTCGTTGGTCACAAGAGGAACCAATTATCGCGACTATAGAAAGAATTGTAACAGACATGACACACTATCGTGACGTAGCTTATGTTAAAACTTGGGACGGTAAGCAAGGTGTGCTAACTGATAATGATAGTTGGGTGTTTGTTGGTGGTAAAGTAAAGGGTTATTTTTTTGAAGATAAAGTTTCCAATAAGAAACTTAGTGAACCCGCTGACCCTACTAAGTGGTTAGAGAAGAAACGAAGCGAATCGAACGATGTACAACAAAAGAAACGTTTTGAACACTTGAAAGGTAATTTAAGCAGAATGGATAGATTACATTCAAAAGAAGAATCTAACGACATCGTGAACAAACCATCACACTACACATACGGAAAAATAGAAATCATTGAAATAGTTGAACAAGTCACTGCAACATATCCCGTCAAAATTGCATTCAGCATTGGTAACGCTATTAAATATATTGCTCGAGCGCCTTTCAAGAACGGGGTCGAGGATCTGAAAAAGGCTGTTTGGTATTTGGATAGAGCTATTAAGAAGTGGGAGGAAAAGTAATATGAAAATCAAAACTAAGAAACAACTAAACTTACCACAGTTGATTGAGTGGATAGAAAAAAATAGAAGATTTGACGAGAAATTTGGTAGTGATAGATATAACTATGTACATGCAAATGTTGATGGAATTTTAGAGTTTACTGGTGAGTTTTGCGAAGACACTTTCACAGTTACTACCGAGGAAGAAATTACAGAAGATACAGTTTTTGAACATATGATTGAAGTATACAAAATAGATAACATTGGGTGGACACGCTCTACGGAACATAGAAACGTAAGTATGTCTCAAATGAAAAATAGAGGCAGTATTGTACCATTGGCATACTATATCTTAAACGACGACTTAACAATGACTTTAATCTGGCGTGACGGAAAGCTGGTGGAGTAGATGATACCGAAGTTTAGAGCGTGGGATAAAGAAGAAAAAGAATGGTTAAGTATTAGAACAATAGGATTTTATGATGATGGTTCACTTTGGTATTTACAAGCTTGGGATGAGAATGAAAATGACATAGACCCACCATATTTAGAAGACGATTTAGGAGTAAAATGGGAACTTCTCCAATCCACAGGGCTTAAAGATAGAAACGGTGTGGAGATATTTGAGGGGGATATCATTTCTTGTGAAATTGAAACAATTGAAAAATTTATAATTTGTGAACAGTGTGGGTGTTTTGGAATAAGAGATAAGATTGACGGTTTTATATCACTTAACTCTATTAATGAAACGTTAAGTATTCATAAAGAGTTTGAAGTTATCGGCAATATATACGAACACCCACATTTACTAAAGGAGTGATGGCGAGTGAGAACTAAAAAGAATCCAGAAATATCAATGGTACCTAAAATGCATCTGAAAAATGTTGAACATCAACGTGGCCAATACTGCATCTAAGGCTATCGAGAGAAAGGACCTTACATTTTTTACTTTAGTTGATAACGACCTTGTAAAAATTTGCGATAAAGGAAAGCTGGTGGATTAGATGAGAGATATAGACGATATAAAACAAGTGACTGATAAAGATGAGCTTATTAATATCCTTGTTGTCGAATACGCTAGCAATATGGAACAAATAGCTGATGAATGGTGTGGTACTGATGAATGTTTCGATGACGCTGCACAATCAGCACGTGATGTAATCTATAAAGCATACGAGTTAACGGGTGTTGAAATTGATTTAGAAGAACATTGCTTGGAACGTTTCTTAAAAAGGAGTGATGGCGAGTGATTATAAGTAAAAAGAAATATGAAAAATTAAATAATGATTTAGTAGACATTAAAGTAAAGGCGTTTAATGATGTTAAAAAAGCACTGGATGGCGAAAATAAAATAATGAAATTATGTTTACAAATAAAACATCAACGCGACCAATACAAAGCAGAACGCGACACACTAATCGATGATCTAGCAGTGTCGAAAGCAAATATTAGTAGGTTGGAACGGGAGAATGAGAAATACAGTGAACACATTGGAGAACTACAAGCACAACAAGGCAGTAGAGAATATACAAAAGTATTAGAAAAAGAAAACTTGGAATATTTCAAAGAAAATAAAGCATTACGTTTACAAACTAACACTTATTTTGACGAGTGGCAGAATGTTAAAAAACAATACACCACCCTAACCAACCACATACGTTTGAAAGCAGAAAACAATCCTGGTGTAAGTCGCTATATAGATTTGGTTAACTACATTGATAGATTAGAAAAGGGAGAGAATTAATTATGAAAAATACAACAGAAAATATAGTGAGAGAAAAATTAATCAAAAAGTATCACGAATATGGTTTCGCCAAATTCATGGGGAATGATTTAATCATTTTGAAATGTGAAATTGATGTTTTAGAAGATTTAGTCAAAACAATTTGCGCCAATAATGAAATAGATTTTAAAGAGTTTATATTGGAGTGTGATTAGATGGCGTATGAGTATGAGAGCAAACTAAAAAATAGATTATTAGATTTAGAATTCGATACGTGGGAAGAAGCAGCGTAATTTGAAAGAGAATATCGAGAATTAGAACGTGTCTATCGCAAAGCAAAGGCGTTTGATGAAGTAT